AACGCCATGAGGCCGAGGGCGGAGGGAAGGTAAACCGAAAGGGTGAGGTGTGATGGCCCGGATACCCATCGTCAAGGCATTATATGACGAGTGCACGGCAAGTCCCGAGGGCATAAAGGTCAGACTCCTTGTCTCCCATCCGATAACCCACGTAACGCCCGAGGACAAGCGAGGCGTGTTATACCTCGCGACAGAGATTCCGGGTTTCGCGCCAAGCGAAGTCTGCCTGCCGGTCTACACGAGACACCAGGACGGGCCCCTTACCGTGGAGTTCAGAAGGGCGGAAGCAAGAGGCGAACACCAGGAGGAGTGAGAGAACTGCATGCCAATCGGAAGCGCGCTACAAAGACGGACAAGCCTTTTGACATTGAGGCCGCAATTGCCTCACTCCTGAAGTCCGGCCCGCCGGACCCGGCATGGGACACATTCTTTGCCGGGGGCAGGCTCAACGCGGCCGGCCGGCAGGCCATCGCGGACAGGCTCTGCCGATACATAAACGCACCTCCTCAACGGTCCTGTGATGGTTGCGCCCTGATGACCGACATTCAGGTTCTCCTTGCTGAACTGGAGGCAGAGTGAGAGAGATGCATACCAGGAGGAGTGAGTGACATGGCGACACACGACGCCCACTATTGGGCGGGCATTGAGCGCACCATCGCCTACATCTGCAAGAGGCTACGCGACCCTGAAAACGTCGCGGAGTGCAGCTTTGAGCGTGGGCGCATCCAGTGGCCTGACCCTAACGCATCTATGACAGGGTATCGAGTTGCCCAGCCCACCAAAGGCGAAACGTACATCATCACCATCAACGGCGGGGCTACGGTGACCGATGTGCCCGGACCACCGCAGGACACGGAGGAGTGAGTAAAATGGCGACACACGACGCCGGTTACTGGGAAAGCATCGAGCGCAACATCGCCTACATTGCCAAGGAGTTCCGCAACCCCGAGAATGTCGTGGGGTGCAGTTTCGACCGTGGGCGCATCCAGTGGCCCGACCCGGAGGCCGGAATGATGAAGTCGTTGCCGACAAAGGGCGTGACCCTTGTCATCACCATCAACGGCGGGGCCACGGTGACCAACCTGCCGGGACCACCGGAAGACTAACCACTTCGGGAGGAGTGAATGAGAGATGCACACCAACTTGAGGCGCGGCGGTTTCCTGGATTCTGTAAGGGGTGAGTGCTACAAGGTCTACCTTGACGGGCAGGACATCAGCAAAGACTGTTTCGAGGCTGATGACCGGGCTGGATACGTCGTCTGCTATCGGCGGGACGAGCACGGCCGCTTCCGTGTCGGACTCGACAATGAGATACCGACGGCCCGCCGTGATGGAAAAGTTGAATTCCGGCCCATCATGTCCTTCCGCCTCGCCCTGCTAAGGGTGCTGAGAAGAAAGCTGTGGAGCCGATGGCTCATCCTTGCCTGGCAGGTCCGTCCTATCGTTCGCGAAATCAAGCACGCCCTAGCCATCTAGGAGGCCCCCATGTCCTACGTCCTCGCCATCACAACCGCCCCTACCGTTGAACCCGTCAGCGTCGCGGAGCTCAAGGAGCATATCCGTTTGTCCTCCGGGTCCCTCGCGTCCAGCGTGACGACGGCTCAGTCCATAGCCCCGGCGTCCCACCCGGTAAGCACCGTCACCGGGTCCTCCGCTGATGTGCTTGGCTACCAGGTCCTGGTTAACCTCGACGTGGGGACCGTGGCCACCGCAGCCTCCGTGACCGCCAAACTCCAGGAGTCCTCGGACAACGCCACCTTCACCGACGTGGAAAGCGGGGCCTTCCCGGTCGTCACATCGGCCAACGACGAACAGGTCCACGAACTCGCCTACACCGGCCGCCGCCGCTACATCCGAGTGGTGGCCACCGTGGCCGGGTCCGCCGTGGTGTTCGGGGCCTCCATCGCCAAACACGCCGCCACGTCCGCTGAGGATACGTTGCTGGAGGGTTACATCGCTGCCGCCCGGCAGATCGCGGAGGCCAAACTGGGCCGGACGCTCATCTCCACCACCTACGCCCTGTGGCTCAACGACTGGCCCGACGAGGACTACATCAAGTTTCCCGCGCCGCCCATGCTGGCCAGCCCCGCGCCCGTGGTGACCCACTACAACACGTCGAACGTCGTAACCACCTTCGCCGCCACTACCTACACCGTGGACGTGTCGGACCCCTACGGCGGCCTCCTGTTCCTCAACGACGGGGAAAGCTGGCCGACGACGACACTCCGGCCGTACCGGGGCGTCAACGTCAGCTTCACCGGAGGCTACGGGACCACGGCGACCACCGTGCCCGCCCAGTACCGCCAGAACATCAAAATCATCGCGGCTGCCATGCACGCCTCCCGGTCTTTCGTCGCCACCGAGGACCTGCTCCGCGTTCTCACTTGGACTGACAGGATGGATGTGTTCTAGCCCATGCCGCGCAACCGTCACCGCAGGCTGGCCGTCAAGGGCAACGACCCCGGCCAGCTTAACCAATGCCTCAGCCTCCAGGTCAGCGAGTACGCCGAGACTGCATCGGGATTCGCCGAAAATGTCTGGGTCACCGTGGACAGTGCCGTCTGGGCGGAAGTCACCGAGGAGGGCGGGGAGGTCTACATCGCCGCCGACGGCGACCGGGCAGACCGGCGCGTCGTTATCCGCATTCACCCGCGGGCCGGAGTCGCCCCCACCATCACCCAGTTTGTGTGGGGCAGCCGGGCATTCGTGGTGGAGGCCGTGGTGTCTACACCCGACCGGGCGTGGCTCCAGTGTCACTGTAAGGAGGCTGCCCTGGATGGCTAAGGTTATGGTCGAAGGGCTGGACGGCCTGCTCAAAAAGTGCGAGGCCACCGTCCCCGGAGCCGTCTACGGCATCATGGACAAAGCGCTCACCGAGGGGTGCGAGCCGATGAGGGCCGCCATGGAGCGCAACGCCGGAAGCCTGTTCCGGCCCAGCGGCCGCAAGCCGTCGGCAAGACGGCCGACCCGAAAGTCCCTGCTCGCCCCCGGCATCATCAGGACCGAGCTAGGCGGGAGCAAGGCATCGCTGACTGGGGCGGGACTGCACTCCATCCTCGGCCACGGGGGCAAATTCGCCGCGTTCGTCGGCATGGACAAGGACGCCTTTCACGGGGCCATGCTGGAAAAGGGCACTCCCCACATGGAGCCTAAGCCCTGGATGCGCCCGGCCTATGACGCCCACAAGGGGGCCATCCCTGGCCGCGTCGGGGCCGTCGTCGCCCGCGAGGTAGAGGCGGTGGTACGGAGATGACGCTTGCCGAGGCCCTGAAGATACACCTGCGCGCCCACGTCGGGCTGTCAGCCCTTGTCAATCAGCGCGTCCACCAGGGGAAGCTGCCCGCCAAGTGCGCCCTCCCGGCCGTGGCCTTCAAGCGCATCTCGCATGTCCCCGCCGCCCACACGATGGTCAAGGACCCCTCGCTCACTCGGCAACGCTGGCAAATCTCCTCGTGGGCCAAGACCCCGGACGACGCCGAAGCCGTCGACGACCAGGTGAGGGCTGCGCTCCGCGACCACATGGGTCTTATAGGGGGCGAGGGGGGCGTGACTATCCAGCGGGCCTTCCTTGAGTCCACGTCCGGCCCGGAGGAGGACGAGGACACGGGCTACCAAGGAGTTAAGTCCGACTACGACATTGGGGTGGACTAGGGGGAGTGGAGAGATGAAACGATGACACCTTTGGAAAGACAGTTGCGCCAGATCGGGGCCGCCTACCGGGCGGCCCTTAGGCTGTACAAGGACGGGGCATCCCATGACGTGCTATATCACAAGGTTTGCGCCGTGGCCTCGGAAGCCAACGTGTTCCTGGGGCTGCTCCCGCCTGAGGAACCCCCGAAGTGCCAGCACCCCCAGGAGAAGCGCAACGACCACTCGACCCCGGGCACTTACCGCTATCAGTGCGGCGTCTGTGGCGAGCTAGTGGAGGAGGCGATAACCTAGATGGCCGTTCAGATTCTCAAGGACTGCCAGCTGCTCGTGGGAGGCTACGACTTCTCCGGCGACATGAACCAACTGGAGACCCGGTCGGAACGGGAGAGTAAGGACATCACCGTGTTCGGCTGTGATACAAAAATCTCCCAGGCTGGCCTCATGCAAACGACCATAAACCACGTTGGGTTGTGGCGGTCGGCCGCAGGTGCCCCCGACCCCGTGCTGACGGCCATGCTCGACACGTCCGGCGAGGTCATCACCGTCTGCCCGACCGACGGGGCCGACGGAGAACCTGCCTTGTCCTGCACCGGCATGGCCAGCCGATACGCCCCTAAGGGCCAGATAGGCGAAATCTTCGCCTTCGAGTTTGCCGCCGAGGGGACTTCCCGGCTCGTCCGGGGGCAGGTATTCGGAACGGGGACCAAGACGGCAACCGGAACCGGCACCGTCTACCAACTCGGCACGGCTGCCACGGGGCTCCTGACTCTGTCGGGTAACGCCGTAGCCGCCGAAACCGTGACCGTCGGAGCGACAGAATACACCTGGGTCGACGCGCTTACCACCGTCCCGGCCCCCATACCCAACGAGGTCAAGGTAGGCACCCTTCCCGCCGACTCTCGGAACAACCTCGTCGCCGCCATCAACGCCGGAACCGGGGCGGGTGACGTCTACGGAGAGGGCACCACCGCCAACGCATCCGCGACGGCCGCAGCCTCGGGGGCCAACATGGCCCTGACCGCCAGGCGCAAGGGAACCTCGGGGAACACCGTGGACACCACCGAGACGATGACCGCCGCCGCGTTCGGCGCGGCTACTTTGACCGGCGGGGTGGACTGGCTCACCACCAGCCACTATCTGTACGCTGCGCTCCACGTCATCTCCAGGTCCGGCACCAGCCCGACCATTGACGTGCTGATCCAGTCGGACGACAACGCCGCGTTTTCCTCGCCGACGACTCGCGTGACGTTCACCCAGCAGAGCGCCATCGGCTCCGAGTGGGGGACGCGCCTTGTCGGACCCATCACCGACGACTACTGGCGGGCCTCGTGGACCATCGGCGGCTCCAACACCCCGACGTTCGGCATCGTCGTCACCGCCGGGGTTGCTACCTAGTCAGACCAGCCCAACCCAAGGAGGTGTAAGACCGCTATGGCTACGCTACTGTACAACGCCTACGTGTACGTCAACAGCATCGACATGTCCACCTATGTCCGCTCCGTGGAAATCCCGTTTGACCGGGACTCCCATGATGTCACGACCATGGGATGCACTACGAAAATCTCCCTGGCGGGCCTTAAGGACAGCAAAATCCGCGTCACTTTCATCCAGGACTTTGCCGTCACCACCGTGGACGACCGCCTGTGGACCATGTACGATGCGGGCACCGGCTATGAGATGATTGTTCGCCCAGACTCCGGGGCCGTGAGCACGAGTAACCCCCAGTGGACCATGACCGTCTGGCTCAAAAACTATACGGGCATCAGCGGAGCCGTCGGCTCGGTGCCCGAAACCGTCGCCGAGTTCGAGCTTTCCACGGGCAACGTGGAGAGAACGACCGCCTAGCAAGACAACCAATGAGGGAGTGAGTGAAAGTGGCGACCAAGACAAGCGGGAAGAGGCTGGACCCCGGCGCGGTCAAATGTGCTCTCGGGGTCCTCTATTTCGACCTCGGCGCGACGCGGAAGGCCAGGGCCGAGGCGGCTAGAGTGTACGGCGAGCCCCAGACGTTCGCCCAGATCACCACGAAGTATAGTGAACAAGACGACGATGCCTTCGCTATCCTCCTCTGGGCGGGACTGCTTCGGCACCAGCCCGACATCACTCTTGAGGAGTTGGACACCCTCGTCACCGTCGCGAACCGCTATGACCTGTTCCTGGCCGTGGATGCCGCCACCAGCCCGTTCTTCTATGGACCGGAGCGGGCAGCCGAGTTGACGAAACTCCGTGACAAGGCCATCGCCGAATCGGGCGGGGAGATAGGCAAGGCTATGGATGCCCTCTCCGGCGCAAACCCTCCTCCGTCCGAGTCCCAGGAGACGACGCCCTCCTAGCCCTGGGACTCGGCTTGCTCAGCTACACCCCTGACGAACTCGCCCGCTTGACCCTCTACCAGTTCCGCTGCGCCGTCCGCGGTGCCCAGTTCCGACTCGACCCCGAGGCGCGAGAGTGCGTCCTCAAGCTACTTGACCCGCCTGACCGGGAGGCTTAGCCGTCCATGTCCGTCCTCGCCGCCCTCAAAATCATGGTCGGAGCCGATGTCTCCGGGGTAGCCACCGGGTTCAACGCGGCGGCCAAAGAGGCCCGGAAGTTCGAGAAGGAAGTTCG